AACAGCTGTTGAGGCGTTTTACTGTGGTTGAATTCAGCCTGGACTCAAACGGTGAGAGACGGCGTTCTGACGAATGAAATTCGACAGAAGTGGTCGGGGGTAATATTGACCCCTCCCCCCCAAGGACGTGCTAAAGATTTCTATACGCGGATGTGTATGGAAATGTGGGTCTGCACTCGCCTACCGGGTCCGCTACACTGCGGACCGCTCTCACGTCAGGGGTCCCCCCCGCTGGCGCGGGTACCCCCCCCTTTTGGCGCTCGGGTCCGCGGTCGTTGCGCGGGCCCCTTCGGCTCGGAGGTTGGACCAAAGTGCATAAGAGATTTGGACTGACGGGAATTACTCATAGACGGACACGGAACGGACAATGTTATAGGCAACGTTCTGGTACTCAAGGTCACCTGCGTTATCGTCGTTGAAGATGAGAAGATAGTACTGCTTAGAAGGGTCACGAGCGGTAGCCATATTGCCCCAAACATCACCAGTAGGGTTATAGATCCAGTTGCCAAGCTTCTTCTTGAGGGTGAAGATACGCTCACTGAGGAGCTGGCCACGGGCAGTAGCAGAGGTGAGAGCGGAACCGTTGTTACCGATAGTGAAACGCTTGTAGTAGTGGATGTTGAAGCACTTGCGGTTAATCATGACCTGACCGAGAGTGCTGGACACAGAAGGAGTGTAATGGGTTCCAGGAACAAGTTCAAGGTCACCAGTAGTAGGGTCCCACATATCACCATCATTAGCAGAGTCCTTAAGGGAGACAAGGAACATAGTGTAATTGACGTTAGAGAGCTCGTTGCCGCAGCTGAACTTAAGCTGGATTGTCATAGACTTATCATAGATGCGGTTGGACTCAAGGTCAGCTGTAGTAGAACCAAAAGTAAGGGCACCAGCAGGACGGTAAGTGTATCCGTAAGTCTGGACTGTCTGAGAGTTACCTCCAGTGGAGTAGTTGCTAAGGTTGATAGCCATGTACTGACGACCCATTGCAAGGTCAGACTTAGAGTAGGTCACGTAGTGCGTTTGAGGCACCTTACGAACTGCTCGAGCAATGCGATTAACCTGCTTCTGAAGGCGAGCCATGTTGGCACCAGAAGGCTTAGCGGTGCGGGTAGTGCGAATTCCCCGGCGCATAGGCTTGCGACCGGTTCCGCGACGTTTGGTGTAACGACGAAAGGGCATATTTTATTAGGGGTACGATGTTTTTAAATCGATGAAAATTTTTTCTGTCGGGGGCTATTAGTAAATGCGTGACTACTGCTTCACCCTCAACAATTGGACCCTGGAGGAGGTTGAAGCACTCAAGACCCTTGCTGAGGAAGGCAGGGTGAAGTACATCTGCTGGGGCGAGGAAATCGCACCCACTACTGGTACCCCCCATCTGCAAGGCTACGTGGAGTTCCCCCGCGACAGGCAAATCAAGACCATCTCGAAGCTACCTGGATGCAGCCGCATGAGTCTGTTTGCGAGAGCCGGAACGCAGAGCCAAGCTATTGCTTACACCAAGAAGGAAGGCCCCTGGGTTGAGTTCGGAACCAAAAAAGCCCAAGGTGCGCGTACCGACCTGAAGGAGGTAATGGAGAAGCTGAAGACTGGCGACATCACTATGGATGAAATCGTACTGGACTACCCGGAGCTGTACGCTCAGTATGGACGGACGTTTGAGAAAGCTGTGGATATCCTGAACCGCAAGAAGAAGCGTAGCGGTGAGATGCCCACGTGCTTATGGTATTGGGGTGCAACAGGAACCGGCAAGTCGCATGCTGCCTTTACCGAAGCTGGAGACGATGCCTTTGTATGGGAAGATGCTAACGGTTGGTGGGACGGTTACACCGGACAGAAGACAGTTGTGCTGAACGAGTTCCGCGGTCAATTGCCTTACAGAACCCTACTGTCCCTGGCGGACAAGTGGGACACCAAGGTCCCGCTACGCGGCCGTGAGCCTACCCCTTTCCTGGCGGAGCGCATCATCGTAACCAGTAGCTTGCACCCGAAGGACTGTTACTTCCACGTGGCTGAGAAGGACAGCATTGAACAGCTGTTGAGGCGTTTTACTGTGGTTGAATTCAGCCTGGACTCAAACGGTGAGAGACGGCGTTCTGACGAATGAAATTCGACAGAAGTGGTCGGGGGTAATATTGACCCCTCCCCCCC